GTTGGATACGAACCATCTGCAAGTCTCGACAAGCTCAGGAAGGCAACGATCAATTGGGTTATGACACCTTTGAAATCGTCCACTAACAAATATCTGGACAAAAAATTTTGGCTGGATGCTAGCGATCGCCTGATGTATGAGGGTAAGGCACCTGAGCTTTCTGACACCAAGCGAGCCCGTATGCCCGCCTTCTTTGAACATGCAAACCCCAATCTCCCTCAGTACGCTTAAGCTTCACAACGAAAGACTTGGTGAGATCCTGAATGAACTAGAAGCACACTTCTCATTCAGGACTCCAACTCCTAGTGACCGCATTGAAGACATCATGTACAAAGCTGGTCAAGCTAGTGTTATTGACTACATCAAACAAAAACTGGATGAAGACTAATGTGTTTCGGATCACCGCCTAAGCCACCTGACCCGCCGCCGCTCCCACCAGCACCTAAACCACCTCCGCCGCCTGCTCCTCCGCCGCCTGCACCTGCACCTGTACAACAGCCAGATGCACAGCCAATGCTTAAGACACGAGAGAGTCGTAAGGAAGAGGCAGGAACTCTCTCACAAGGTACAGCTTCACTGCGTATCCCATTGAATGTGGGTAGCCGTGGAGGTCTCAATCAAGGTTAATGAAAGCTCGTGCTCGCTACACGCAGCTCACCAGTAATCGTAATCAGTTCCTTGACACGGCAGTTGAATGCTCAAAGCTGACGCTGCCGTATCTCGTACAGGATGATACCAACCATAGTAACTGGAAGAAGTTAGTCACTCCCTGGCAATCAGTGGGTGCTAAGTCAGTAGTCACACTCGCATCTAAGTTGATGCTTGCATTGCTACCTCCTCAAACAACCTTCTTTAAGTTTCAGATCCGTGATGATAAGCTAGGGACTGAGATCCCTGCTCAAGTCAGGAGTGAACTTGATCTTTCGTTCTCTAAGATGGAACGGATGGTGATGGATCACATCAATGGGTCTAGTGATCGAGTTGTTGTCCACCAAGCAGTCAAGCATTTGATTGTTAGTGGTAATGCTCTGATCTATATGGGTAAGGATGGCCTGAAGCACTTCCCTTTGAACCGCTACGTGGTCAATCGGGATGGCAACGGTAATGTCCTAGAGATCGTAACCAAGGAACTGATCTCACGTAAAGTACTAGGTGAACTGCTCCCTGAACCTAATCCCAATGCACCTGGAGATGATGGTTATAAAGATGGTGCAGATGATGACGACGTTGAGGTGTACACCTACGTCCGACTAGAGAATGGACGCTGGGTTTGGCATCAGGAAGCACTCGATAAGATCCTTCCTAACAGCCGATCCACTGCTCCTAAAAATGCTAGTCCGTGGCTTGTCCTACGTTTCAATACTGTAGATGGTGAAGACTATGGTAGAGGTCGAGTTGAGGAGTTCCTTGGAGATCTACGGTCTCTTGAAGGTCTCTCTCAGGCACTCGTAGAAGGCTCTGCAGCAGCCGCTAAGGTTGTCTTCGTAGTATCACCCTCAAGCACCACTAAACCTGCCACGCTAGTCGCTGCAGGCAACGGTGCAATCGTTCAAGGAAGACCTGATGACATTGGTGTTATTCAGGTAGGCAAGACTGCTGACTTCCGTACTGCTGCTGAGATGGCAAGTACGATTGAACGTCGTCTTGCTGAAGCATTCCTTGTTCTTAATGTAAGGCAATCTGAACGTACTACTGCAGAAGAAGTGCGTCTTACACAGATGGAACTAGAGCAACAGCTGGGAGGTCTCTTCTCACTGTTGACTGTTGAGTTCCTAGTGCCTTATCTAAACCGTGTACTCCTTGTTCTCCAACGAGACAATGAGCTACCTAAGATCCCTAAAGATCTTGTCCGTCCTCAGATCGTGGCTGGTGTTAATGCACTTGGTCGTGGTCAGGATCGTGAGTCACTCACACAATTCATCACTCTCATAGCTCAAACACTTGGACCTGAGGCGTTGATGAAGTACATCGATCCCACCGAAGCTATCAAACGTCTGGCTGCTGCTCAAGGTATTGATGTTCTGAACCTTGTTAAAGGTATGGAACAGATCCAACAGGATCAAGCACAACAGATGCAGCGTCAAGCACAACAATCCCTTGTTGATCAAGCAGGACAACTAGTCCGTGCTCCTATGTTCGACCCATCTAAGAACCCTAATGGACAACAAACCAACCCGCCCACAGAAGGTAGCCAAGCCCCCGCTCCCCCCAGTGAGTAAACCTGATACTTCAGGTACTGAAAACAAGTACGCGAGGAAGCGTCGTATTGGACCTCCGAAATGTAAGGATGCAGTAACGACTGTAGGCCTTGGAAAACTAACTGTTGAAACCACCTATGGCAAACCTGATAACGATTGATCCAACTGAATCTGGTGATGAAGAGTTTACACCTGATGAACTAGAATCACTAGAGGTTGGTGAACAACTTGCTCAAGAAAACCAAGAGCTTCTTGCTGGTAAGTACCGAGATGCAGCAGAGCTTGAGCAAGCATACTTAGAGCTGCAGAAGAAGCTTGGTCAACGAGATGAAGAACCAGAACAAGTAGCTGAAGAGGAAGAGACAGAGGAGGAGGAGATTGAACTTCCTGCTGGTGCTCAGTTGATTCAAGAGGCATCTAATGAGTACTACCAGAATGGTGGTCAGCTCAGTGAGGAGACTCTTGAGCAGTTCTCTCAGATGTCTAGCCGTGATCTGGTAGAAGCATATCTAGCACTACAAGATAACCAACCTCAACAGGAAGTAGCACAGGTTACTGACCTCTCTGAACGTGAGGTGAACTTCATTCAGAATAGTGTTGGTGGTGAAGCAGCGTATTCCAACCTTGTCCAATGGGCAGCAGAGAACCTCCCTGCCGATTATGTCAACGCCTTCGATAGCGTGGTGGAGTCTGGTCAGGTTCAAGCTATTCAGCTTGCTGTCGCAGGTCTCCAGCGTGAGTACGAGAATGCTGTTGGCTATGAAGGACGGATTCTTAGTGGAAAGGCAGCAACTCAAACGGTTGATGTGTTCCGTTCTCAAGCAGAAGTAGTCCGTGCAATGCAAGACCCTCGCTATGACAATGACCCTGCGTACCGTCAAGATGTCTTTGAAAAGATGGAACGCTCTAACATTCAATACTAATGCCTGAAAACCTCTGGGCTAAAGAGCCCCCTATGTATATGGACCCTAATTACACTGTAACTCACAACGAACGTGCAGAACTCCTTAATGGTCGCCTCGCTATGCTTGGCTTCGTGGCTGCTATTGGCGCTTACGTACTGACTGGTCAGATTATTCCTGGAGTTTTCTGAAGCGATTAGCGTGCATTAAACGCTTCATGGGCTTAGCCTCCTGCGAGTGGTGCTAAGCCTTAATTGAGTAGACGGAAATAAGAAAGTTCTTCGCTATCTTATTATGCTACCTCTTCTAACAACTCTGTCGGTGATTAGTTCTTGGTATGGACCTGGCTTTGATGGCCGTCTTACTGCGAGCGGATCCCGATATAATCAACACGGCCTTACTGCTGCTCATAAGACACTCCCGTTTGGAACTAAACTAAAGGTTTGCTTCAAGCGATGTGCCGTAGTGACGGTCAATGATCGAGGACCATACGTCTATGGACGTTCTCTTGATCTCAGTAAAGGTGCGGCTGATGCTATCGGTCTCACTGGCTCTGGTGTTGGACGAGTCAAAGTAACTCGACTCAATTAACACTACTATTTATTAAATGACTTGGCGTCATACCCCTGAGGGTAAGGCGTGGCATAGACAATACGAGAAAGATAGACGAGCCAACAAACCTGAATACTTCTTGTGGAAGAGTTCAAAGAAACGGGCTCGTGATAAAGGACTAGAGTTTGACATTGAAGTATCAGATATTGTCATTCCTAACTTCTGTCCGTATCTGGGAATTGAAATAGTACATCAGACTGGACATGGTTCTCGTCAAGATGGGTCTCCCTCATTAGATAGAATAGATAGTTCAAAAGGTTACGTCAAGGGCAACATTATTGTATGCTCTTGGCGGGCTAATTTTCTTAAAAGTGACGCCACGTTAAACGAATTACTCCTCATCACTAAACAATGGCAACAGCTACTGCCTTAATCCCAACCAATCCACTAAGGAATACTTGGGACTCATATCTTAATTGGGTCACTTCGACCAACAACCGTCTTTATATTGGACACTTTGGCGTAGTAATGATTCCCACATTACTCGCTGCTACGACCTGTTTTATTCTTGCGTTCATTGCCGCACCCCCGGTAGACATCGATGGAATACGAGAACCCGTGGCGGGCTCCCTACTCTACGGAAACAACATCATCTCAGGAGCTGTTGTTCCCAGCTCAAAC